CGCAGTAATAGACAGACTAAGTTTTTTTAATGATATTTTTTTAGATTATGATGATGCAATAAACGCAGGTTTATCGGCTACTTTATTTTCTGCTGGTGATATGATTTTAAAAAGACTTTCAGGTGATAGACTTTTAAATGTTGAAGGTGCAAAAAAATTAAATGAGGCTGCAGAAAGACTTGGTTTACCTCCCTTGCTATTAGCACAGTTAATAGCCAATCCAGCTATTAGAAAATCATTTTATCAAGCGGGTGAATTTACTTCAACAGTTGAAAATGCTTTACGAAATCAAAGTGATCAAGTTTTAGATTCATTAAGAAAATTCAGAGGTTCTGACACTCCTTTGAACGAAGCAGATTTATTAGAAATTAGTAAAAATCTTGAAGGTGAAATGGCAAAGCTTATACAGTTTTTTCCAAATCAAAAAGTAGCAAATGAGTACGAACAGTTTTTTAATCAGCTTACAGATTTTTATACTTTAAATCAAAGTGATTTAACAAAGTCCCTTACCAACAAGGCTTTGAAACTAACAAAAATAAATGGTGAAGCTGTAAACACATCAATAGATTTTACTTATTTAAAAAGAAATCTTGCTTCTGAAATACAGAAAAATGTAAAAATTAGAGGCGAACCAAAGTTTGATAAAGACAAAATGGGTTTTGTTGCGGGAGATAGATTTGAGGTTCCAACAACAGCCAGTTCTGAGGCACAAGAACTTCTAACCTTGATAAATAAACTACCAAAAGTAGTGCAAAATTTTGAAGATATTTCAAGAGCAATAAAACCAAATCAAAAAAATTTTGAAAATAGTTTTCAAGCACTTTTAAATATTAGAGATAAAGCTTATCAATTATCTAAAAGTACAAATGGCGCAGATGCTGCAATTGGTTTAAAAGTTTTAAATTCTGTTAAAGAAATGATGAACCCCTCAATGAACAGAGCGGGAAATTACATTAACGGAAGTCCTGAATTTATGAGTGTTGTTAAAATTATGAATAATAATTTAACTGATTTTGAACAAGTTATGAACTATGGGTTTGTAAAAGAATTAATGTCAAAAACAAGTGATTTAGATACTTTAACTAGATTTGTATTTAACCCGGATAACAAAATTGCAGGTAAAACTTTACAAAAATTAATGTATGGTTTTGATGAAACACCAAACCCACAAGGAGTAATTTTTGAAAATCGAATAAAACAACTTTTTATAAATCATTTAATTAATGATCCATCATTAACAGGAAAGCGTTTAAAAGATTGGATAGCAAAAGATCCAGACACTTTAAAATATTATTTGGGAGACGGAGCAGAAGAAAAAATTAAACAATTACAAAAAATAGCTAATTACAAAGATTTAATGGACAATAGTATTTTTGTTCAAGCATTAGAAAAACAAGGTACTGACTTTGAAATTATAACTGAAGCAATAAAACAAGCTAATAAAAATAAAATTGGAACAGACAAAGTTTTAGATAATTTAATTGATCAAGGTGGAGATAACTTTGTTCAATCTGTTAGAGCAGGTATCATCGAAAACATGCTTGATAAGGCTACTAAAACAGCCGGAACAGGACAAGTTGGAGAAATTTTAGATTATAAAATTTTACAAAGAGAAATAGACAAAATTCTTAAAAATAAAAATTATTTAAAATTTTTCGATGAAGATTCTATTTCGAAACTAAACGATTACAGCACGTATATAGCAAGATTAAGAGAAGGTGGTGATGTTGGTGGAGCTATAACAGGTGCAACACAAAGATCACGTTTATCTGAGTTCAACCCTGCAACACTATTAGAATTTGCAATAGTCGGTTTCAAAAATGATGTTTTAGCAAGAATTTTAGCAAAGCCTGGCAATACAAAAGCAATAATTGAGAATGTACAATCTCCTTTGGATAGAGTTAGATTTGGAGCTATTCTTGGAGCTTATGATAGATTAGCAGATGAGTTTGGAATAACTTTAACTGAAGGCGACCAAATAAATACTGGGGTTTTCACACAAACTGTTCCTGTATCATCTATAATTAAGGGTGAAAGATTTAAATCAGATACTTATCCAGAAATAATTGAGCGAGAGAACAAAAAACCAGAAGAGGATCAAACATCTCAAATACCGGTTAATTTACTTAATACAATACCTTCAAGTAGCTTAAACAATATAAATCTAGCAAACAATAGAATCAATACTAATACTGCTGCAGCAGGACAAAGAGTTTTTGGTACAGATGATCCTGTATTTAGTGGTATTGCAAATACTAATGTTGGAAGGCAGGTTGTTGCATAATGGGTATTTCATTTGAAACAACATACGATGATGAGGGTAATCCTATAAGACCTAAAATATCTAGTAA